GAATCCTTGCCTTGTTCAAGAGTGACGTTTACATAATCTGATTTTAGCTTGTTAAGCTGTGTCTGCTGCTGCTCAATGGTAGTGTTTAATTGCCCCAGCGCAGATTTTGACTTTTCAGCCTCGGCTTCATTTTTTGATAGTTCGGCGTTATACTTATTGAGCTGTGATTGTGTCGAACTGATTTTTTGCTCAACCGAATACATCTGAGATGCAAGAGACTGGGCCGCGCTGCTATCTGCGCCCTGTTTGTCAACTGTTTTTTGATATTCAGCATTTAAAAGTTCAAGTTTTTGTTTTTGAAGCGTAAGCTCGCTGCCGAGAGAAGTTACGCGGGATTTTAAGCCATCAGATGTTTCACTCCAACTATCCATCTGCGCAGCGGAGGCGCGAAAGCTTGTTTCAATGGACTTAATTTGTGCGTTTAATTCAGATACGCCAGTTTTAAATGCTGTTGTGTCTAGTCCAACTTGCCCGCTAAGATCATTTTCACCAGCCATTTTTGCGCCTCCTTAAAAAATATTTTTTGTCCATTCACAATCTTTTGCCGCCTTTTTGATGTATTTCTTTCCGTTACGCTCAACTATTTCTCCGGCCGGTGCAGACTGCGTTTTGCTATATCTTTTTGGTTCTTCTGGCTCGATATTTGCAAAGAAAAACGGCAATAGCCTGTCTATATCGCATTCATCCAAAGCTTCAAGTGTATAGGCAGGGCATAGCTGTATCATTGCAGCTTCCATTTTGTAAATGATTTTTTCAATGTCTTGCGGGGAATCGTCTGTTATTTCCCCGCCGGCGCGTTTGGGAGACTTTTACCGGACTGCTTTACAATTGCCTGAAACGCTGCCATAACCTGGTCCTTGTCGGCTTTCTCGTTCAGATCGTCCAATGTAAACTGATTTTTATAAAGATCGCATACAAGCTGACCGATTTCGTCAAATTCTTCCGGAGTTACTTTATCCGCATCTTTCGCGTATTTTGCCAGCGCAAGGGCTTTTTTAAGAAAACCCCACCGGATAGACGTAAGTCTATATGTCTGGATTTCTTCATCGTGTTCATCATAAAGGGTAAGCTCTATCGGTTCTCTCAGCATTTTAATTCCTCCAAATTTATTTTTTCGTATCCCACGTTCGCGCGCATGGGAAACACAAATATAAGGGGCCTTAACCGGCCCCTCGGGTTTAAGATGCAACTGTGAAGTAGCTGATTGCGTCTGCGAGTTCCTGCCCGAAGATATCGGTCACGTTGGTAATCACGACGGCATGACGAGCGCCAGCCGTGAGCGCGGAGTGCGTCATTGTCAGAATCTTTCCGGTGGAATCCCACGACTTTGCGACTGTCACAAGCGAGCCGGTCGGAGAATTCACAAGGAAAATGTTGCTGTCTGCAATTCGGTTGGAGAAAGTCAAAACAATGTTCGCCGTAGCAACAACATTCGTCGCGTCGGCAGCCGGTACAATAGACGACATGGAAAGCGCTCCCGGCGCTCCAATTGTAGCCGGCGTCTGAACCTGAGAGAACCAGCTTTCTCCAGTTACGAAAGCCGCATCGGTTGTATCGGCAAAAACGCCTTTTACGCCGTGGGTGGTCGAATCCGGCATGGTAAACTGATAATCCGTAAGTACTGCGGTATAGGTCAACTCCGTTGTCTTTTCGTCGATATCGTTCTTCTTAGACGTTGCCTCCATTTTGGAATAAGAAAACTTGCCTTTAAGATACTGAAAATACCGGTGGCCGCCGTCCCCCAAATCCATTCTCCCGGAAAACGCACACCACGGGGCAGAAGACAGGTCGCCAGTGTCGATGAAAACGCCTTTTGAGGTATCGTAAGGCTTCCCGGTAAGAATTGCCGCAAGGCTCAGCGGAACACCTGAAACGGTGGTCGTTGCCGTAGTCTCGCCCTCGGTGGTGGATACAAAATAGGGTTTGTTGTCGTAGTACCGGATTTTAATGCTGGATTTTCCCTCTGTGGAGATGTCTCCGGCGGGTGCAAGATAAGTATTCTCTCCCGGCGTGTACGCCGTGGAGCTGTCTGCAATGGTTGCGTAGTGCAGTTGGTCAATTCCAACAAGCTCACCATATTCTGATGCCATAATTTACCTTCTTTCATAAAATCGAAAATCGCAGCGCCATCCATAGTGCTGCGTGTCTTCCTGATAGGGGATTCTTCCAGGCCCCACGCGCATAAAATTAGCCGCCATAAAGGCGGCTTCAATCTGATCTGGAACAGTAAGTGCTTTGGACAAATCACGATAAAACAAACTTACCTGTATTCGCGAAGAATGACTTGTTTCTTTGTTGTCGGAATGCCCTTTGGGAGTATCGTCCACAAGAAAATAGGTGATATAGGTATCCGGCAATTGAGATGTTGCGCAGTCCATGCGCTCAAAGTGAAATGGAAATCCGAGGGCTGTCAAAACTTCTTCGCATTTGTTTATCCATTCACTCAACCGGCATTCCCCATTTCTTCAGCTCTGCTCTTTCAGCCGATTTTATCTGTGATTTGTTATCGTCAATTGCTGGACGTACAAATGGGTCAGGAAATTCAGGGCTATGCCCATCTCCGTATTCTTGATATACTCCGTGTTTAGCCTCTGGATGTTTATCAATGTCGATTCCTACAGTGCCATAAATAAGGTTGCCTTGCTGCTTCGCGGGCGTCGTTTCGATGGCATTGACGACATCACCCGTCTTGCGGTGTCTTTCGGCACCCTCTTTCATAGATTTCTCCACAATCGGCAAGGCAGCGTTTACAGCAGATTTGCAGGCTTCATCAATGTTGTTGCCAGCGGCTTTGATTTTGGCTAAATATTCATCGAACCCCGAAATTGTCAGTGTTGCGCTTAATGCGGATTTACCGTATTTATTTCCCATCAGCCCATCACCGACGCTTTCGTATAAGATTTTGCAAATTCTTCAAACTGCGCTTTTGTGTTGTTGCCGGAACCGTAAATTTTGTGGAATTTTCTATGTACTTCGCTTGATAAAGTAATTGCATTGTCTGGATTGGTGCGCCCGCGTTTGTACCAGTTATAACCGTCAAGATGATGAACAACTATTTCATGCCCTTTATATCCAGACAGTTGGCATGTGTAATTGTCCCTTTTAAACACGTCCAAAACGAATTGCTTGTATTCTGGATATTTCCGTTCTATTCTTCGCTCGTCATCGGTTTTATCAGGCTTATAGAGCGGGCTTCCGTTCCCTTTAATGCTATCGTGGTAGCACTTAAAGCACCCCTTTCCGTCACTTCTTGCGGAAATTGTCATGCTCCATTCATACCCGCATTTAGAGCATTTCCAACAAACTGTTTTTCCACTGTGGCAAGTAACATTTGTTGGCATTAAATCTCCGTTTTTCGCATAATCCCATTCATCACATAGTTCCGGGTGAACAGCAGCAAGACAATTATTTTCCGCAACTTTTTGCCCTGCACAATATGGGCAACCGTTTCCTCTCTTTATTTCGCACCAATCCATTTCAAATACTTCTCCGCATTTTTCACAAAGCAGACTAAGCTTGACGTTGTTTCCCGCATATATATTGCTAAGTATCTTAAATGGTTTGCGGTTTGCTTTGCAAAAATTCTTTATGTTTTGTAGCGAGTACGGATTAGATTTACTAACAACCCACGGATTCTTACCGTTTCTAAGCGCGTTAACGGTTGGAGCGCAAAAATACCCTTCTTTTGTTTTTATCAAAAGAGGCGCTTGTACTCCCTTGTATTCGCCAACCATTTCAAATCCAAGTTGCTCTACAAATTGTTTAATTGTTTGTTGCGAAATCAATTTATTGCTGCCCATTTACGTCTCCTATGAATTTACCGAGGTCTTGACTTTAATTTCCGTCCACTCGTTCCGCTGCCGGATATTATCCAGCGATACAATCTGATAAGGCAATGCGCCAAGCAGAATACGGCAAGCGGGTGTTATATCGGAGCGGTAACGTATTGTCACGGTCGCGCCTAATTGAGCCTGTACGCTGTCAGCAATCCACGCTTCGGAGCCGTGGACATTTACCCATTGCGCCGGGATATTATAGGTTGTCCCGGCGTGTGCGGTATCGTCAAGGTCATACCACGTCTTTGTTGCAAAGCTGCCTGCCCCAGTTGTTATTTCATGCTGGATGCGGATAGGAGTTCTAAGGTCACCGGCTTGCATCACATCACCGCGATTCTATCCATACCAAGTAGCGCCCGAACCGTAAATTCAAGCTCTTTTGATATGCTTCCCACAAGCACAACCGATCGATTGTCCCACCAGTAGGAGATAAGCATATACATAGCCTGTATAGCCTTTAGCGGGACGTCTGTACCGTCCGCGCCATACCCGCATGTAAATTCAATCACAATGGGGTCAAGCGGATATAACGTAACTGCCGGCCATGTCTTGCCATACGGTGGGGAAATGCGTCCAAGAATGCCGCGCTTCGTGACGATATAATCCATGTTTTCCGCAAGCGTCGTAACCGTTCCGGAAGAATCGGTATACTTGACGCTGTTTACTGTCTGCAAACTGCCTTTTGGGATTTCGATAACGTCCGAACGATGGTATTCTGTAAGATGGTCGGTATGCTCTGATGGAAACCGATTCAGCGACATTTCCCATGTCTGCGTGATGTAGGCGCGGTTTTGGTAGCCCTCGCAGTATTCACGGGCGGTTTTAATCAGGCCGGTCAGATATGCCGTCTCCGTCGCGTCCAGCGTACCCAGACGCATATAGCTTATTGCCTGGGCCGTTGTAATCGGCTCGATTGTTGGCGCTGTTTTGAGCGTCAAGGTGTACATATACTCACCGCCTTACGCGGTGGCGACAATGCCAAACGCCTGTACGGCATCGATAAGTGCGTTTACGGCGGTGGCGATCTGCGCGCCAGTTGCGGAATCGCCAAGGTCTGCAATAACCGCCGCCTG